ACGCCATATCCATCGACTTAACGGCAAACGAAACCTGCACCGTCTCAACGGTGTTAACGGCGGTCTGCGGCTGCGGGTCGAACGACGGGGTGCCGCTCCAGTAACGGGTTTCGGTGGCTTTCGGCACATACATTTTCAGCGGCAGCGTGTCGCCGCGGCGGTCGGCCTTTTTCAGTACCTCGTAGATCGGGAGACTGGAATCATGCGCCAGTGTGATGGTCTGCGTTTTCGCGGCCTTGTAGGTCGCAAGGTTGCGCTGGCGGTCATCCTCCAGAAACTGGATCTGGATGTACTGCTGATCGCCGCCGGACTGTGAAAGCTCGGTAATCTGCGGGATCAGCGTCCACGCGGTGATTTTGCGCAGCGAGCCGATGCCGTTCCCTTTCGGGAAAAAGTTTTCATCAGAGGAATCGATGATGCCGATCGTCACGTCATTATCCGTAACGTCAGAGACGCGCGCGGCCAGGTAGTTAATCAGCGGCCAGCCGGACGTGATTAGCACCTCGTCGCCGGTTTTCAGGCCGTGGCCTTCTGCGCAGGTAAAAACCGCGCCTTTGGCGTTAGAAACGGCGGTAACTTCGATTTCATCGCCGAACTCAGAGCCAACCTGAATGGTTGAGCCGTTAGGAAGTTGAAAGCCCATTCTGGCCTCCTTGTGAAAGATGGAAATAAAAAACCCGGCGGGTGCCGGGTTAGCTGGAAATGTCAGCGCGGTAAGGAATGCTTACCGGGATTGAGTAGCGGGTGTTTCGTGGATTCAGCACGCCCGCGTAAATGGAAGGCTGGGAGCTTATCCAGCAGGCGAAGCCGTCGCCCTGCACGCTCTGCCCCTCCGGGAACAGGGCGGCAACCTGGCGCGCCAGCGCGCGACCGGCACTCGTTCCGCTGCCGACCGGCACAACAACGTTCACCTGAAAAATGCCGGGGTAAACGTGGCATGTCAGGCCGAGATCGAGCGTCTGCGGCGTGGCGGGCATGTCGAACGATTCCAGGAAAATGCCTGCGGGCTTGTCGCCGGGGCAGTTCTCGATGAAAAGCGGGATTTTCTGGACGTCGGCCCATGCTCCCAGCCGGGCATTCATGGCCGCGCCGATATCGGGGATCACGTCTGCACCTCCAGCACAGCGGCATTAAAGAAACGCTGAAACTCGGCGGCGGTGATGCGCACCATGCCGCCCGGTGCCTGCTGTGAATGGCCCATTTCCAGCGCGTAGGCGTAAGGCAGGTTGTTGGTAAAGTAAACCGACGTCATGCCCACCTTAAACTGCTCGATCACCAGCGAGCCGCGGGCTATCGTTTCGGTGCCGGTCTTATCGACCGTTGCAAGCGTGCCGTCCGGCGCGTTGTTAAAGCCCACCAGCCAGTTACCGCGAAAGCGCCCGGTATCAACGGGTGACATCTGCACCAGGCGCGCCAGAATGCGCAGGCTGGCCGCGCGCACTACTGTCTCCTGGTTGGCTTTAGCCCTGTCCACAAAGGCGTTTATGGAGGCTATAAAGGCGGTGTTTTCGCTCATGTCATGCCCTCAGTTGCGCGCGGTAGCAGATAAGGAGATCGGCAGGCTTTACCGGGTTCGGGTTAACGATGCGGTATTGCGTGCCGTCGATATCCACCAGATCGCCCACCAGCAGCTCCTGATCGGCGGTAAAGACGATCCGCACGTCGCCACCGATGATTAGCGTGCCGTCCACCTCTGCGGGCTTGTAATCACTGCGAACGCCGACGGCATCAAAGCGGGTTTCTGGCCGGATGTGCTCCACCCCGGCGATCACTTCAACCCCGCCAGGCCGGGTGATCTTCCAGGTAGTGCCGTTGCCGCTCAGTAACTTTTTAGCCGTCGCCCTCATTCGCGGATAACTGATCGGCATGGCTCAATCCCTCATCACGCGAAAGTTAACGGACGATGCCCCGGCGCCCAGCAGTTCCCCCAGCAGCGTGCGCAGCCAGGGGAAATAAACCCCGGCTCCCAGCGTCTGCTCACTGTATTTGATGGAAACCGCGCCGCTCACCGCTTCTTCCAGCGCCTGCGCGCCGCCAAAGCCCGGCATCAGGTCGATTTCCTGCGCCGATACAGCAAGCCGGTATTGCGCCTGAATAAGCGCCTGCGGGATTTCATCGTCGGGAAAAGGCTCACCCCCTATCGTTACGCCTGAACGCGGCCACGGCAGCGGCTGGCCCGCTTTCGCTGGCTTTCCTGCCCACGGCTGGATGTTCAGATAGTCGAGCGCCTGAAACAGCAGCATTTCCGCCGATTCCTCCGGCACGTCATAACCACGGGAAGAAGCAAAAGCCAGCAGGCCCGCCACGTCGCCATAGCTGTTAAACGTTGGGGAAGTCGGGTCGTTATCGATCATGGGGATCTCCATGAAAAAAGGGGCCGAAGCCCCTTAAGCGTTACTCTGGTGCTGAAACCGTAACTGCGTGCGCCTCGCTGGCTACCTTGCTGCCGTCGCTGTTCTGCGCGGTACAGACAGCGGCGGCGGTGCCAGCGGCCACACCCTCCATTACCCCGGTTTTCGGGTCGATGGTCGCGACAGCTTCATCGTCAACAGACCATGCGAGGGTGTAGCTTTCGGCGTCGGCAGGCTCAACGGCAGCGGTTAACGTGATGGTTTCCCCCACCTTCACGCCATCCGGGCCGCTCACAGTTACGGACGTTACTTTTTTGCTTCGGCTTTCTTACCAAAGGTCACCAGCACGCCAGCGGTGTCTTTGTCGCTGGTGCGCACTTTCTTCCAGTTTTTGGAGGTGGTCAGTTGCGCATCGGTCGGTGACTTAATAGTGGCGTCAGCCCACTGATAACCCTTGAGGCCGACGGTGTAGTCGTATTCGCCCTGCATCAGTGCTTTCAGGTTCTCTTTGCCCAGTACCGGCTGCGCCAGCATGCTAAGCGGGGAAGTCTGCACCGCAGCAGCGCCAGCAGTCAGGCCGAGAACGTGCTGAAGGTCGCCTTCTGCCAGTGCCGGGATATCGGAGATAACGAAGCGGCGGCCCAGCCCGTCCTGCATGATGTTCACGTTGCCAATCTGGAACAGGCGGCTGGCGTTGGTCAGAGACTCGTCGATGAAATCGTTGTAGGTCGCCCCATCCATCACCCACGCCACCAGACGCGAGAACGCATCCCCCATCGGGCGCGCGCCTTTGTTCAGGCCCGCCAGTGATGGCTTCACGCCCTCAGCGCTGGAAAGGTCAGTGATCATGCCGGTGTTGCCTTTGATGGCCGCCAGCAGCGCGCCGCAGGTGGAGTTAAGGTAATCCTGGAGGATCGCCGCGGTAGCCTGCGCAGCCACCACGGCAGACGCCTCATCCACGCTTTTGCCGAGGCGCTTCATCATGGTTGGCGTGATAGAAACCGGGCCGATACGGCCATCAATTTTCACCATGCGATCCAGAATCTGGCCCAGCTCATCCGGGGTCAGGTCGCCATCCTGGTATGCATTTCGGCGCTGCGCCAGGCCGCCGATAAGCTGCCAACTGGTGCGCTCGATGTAATCACCGATGTGATCGCCAGATCCCATGACCAGCGCGCCGCCGGAAGCCTCATTGAATCGCTGCACCTGCTGAGCCACCAGCTCGGTGGCGGCGGTAGATACTTGAGCTTCGAAGATGTGGAGAGTCATTATTCATTTCCCATATTTTTAATAATTTTCGCGGCCTCGCTCACAAGGTCGTTGCCGCCCAGCCCGTCAGCGCTGCCGACAGGGTTCGAAGGGTCACCAGCGCCGCCGGTGCCGCTTGCTTTTGATCCGATGATCACGCCCGCAAAGGCTTTGTTGCTGCTGAACTCCGCGCCCAGCTCGTCAACGGTCAGCGCCGACGGCTTACCGCTGGCATCAAGCACACGGGTAACCGGCTTACCGTCCTGCATTTCCACCGCCAGACGGCTTTTGATGTGCGGCAGCATGACCGGCGCGGCCTCGCCCGCTAATTTGGTTGCGAGGCTCTGCGCCACGTTGTCCACCAGCAGCGTGTTCAGCGAGCCGTTCAGGCTCTCGATCTGGCTCTGATAGCGCGCTTCCGTGTCGGACAGCTTCTGTTTCCAGCTATTCTCGATGGCGGTCACGTCACCTTCTTTGCGGGCTTTTTCCTCTGCCGCTTCGCGTGCTGCCTTCTCGGCGGCTTCGCGTTTGGCCTTCTCGGCCTTCTTCTCGCCCAGCAGTTCGTTCACTTTGGCTTCCAGGCCGGATACGTCTGGCAGCCCTTCAATAGCCAGCTGGTAACCGTCTCCGGCTTCCTGGTACATGGCTTTGTGTTCGTCCGGCAGCGCGTCAAAAGCGGCTTTATCAATCTTGAATTTGAACATCATCAACTCCGTCGAGATGGTCGCGGCCTCTGGCCGCAGGAAAGAAAAAGGGCCGCCACTGGCAGCCCTTGCGGATTAGTCGAAAGCGCGCGGCTCAAGCTGCCGCAGCTGGTCGAGGGTCAGAAATTCCCCCCGGTCGTTAAAGAAGTCCGGCACCTTCAGCTTCCCGGCCCTCAGCAGGTCGGCGCGCTCTTTGCCCAGGACGGCTTTTTGCCGGTCGTAGGGCTGGCGCTGTAGCCATTCTGAATAGGTGGTATCGCCCGGTGTCTGCCCGTCCATGCTGGCGCGGGTGCCAGCGTCCATTTCGTCAGCGTCGATCCCCATCTCCCGCCAGGATTTGAGGATCAGCGTCTCGGTTGAACGGCAGCAGAAATGCGCCCTGCCGGGCCCGCGCAGATATGGCACGTTATGGCCGATGGGTTTCCCGTCCAGCGTGTATTTCAGCCGGTCGCGGGCAATGCAGATCGTGGTGGTGCGCGTGTCGAGCGTTGAAAGCCACTGTTTGCCCTTCACCAGATCGCTGTTCGCGCTGGCGAATGACTGCCGGGCGGTGCTGGCAACGTGGGCTATGGCCGTTCGGGTCACCGCCGCCAGGTTGCGCCGGTTCTCCTGAATAGCCCCGTCCTCGCGGTTGGCCGCTCTGGTGCCGACCACGCGCCGGGTAATCGCCTCGGTGGTTTCGCCCAGCAGGTAACCCATGCGCACCGCGTTGGTGATTTTGGTCAGCCGGTCGGCTTCCAGTTTGTTGGCCCATTCGGACAGCAGCCGCCCCTGAAACGGTCGCGAAACGGCGGCGGCATACACCTGATCGGGTGTAATGGCCTGTAGTTCGACGTGATTTAACACCGCCTCCGGTAGTAGCTGATTAAACAGGTCAAACTGATAACCCGCCTCATGCTCCGCAAACGCCTCCAGCTCGCTTTTCAGCGCTTCGGTGACGGGTTTATATGCCTTCTGATTAAGACGGCGCACAGACGCCAGCAGGGAGGCCAGACGGCGCTCGCTCCACGTAGCCGCGTCCACGCCATCCAGCACATTCAGCAGTTCGGCAGAAAGCAGCGCGTCGGCCTCGTTGAGTAACCGGATCATCTTGCGGGCAGCGCCGTTGCCATAGCGCGCCACGTAGAGCGCATGGCTGATCGCCTCATCGCGCAACTGGTCGTTAATCGTCGCCGCCATCGTTCAGGCTCCCGGCCAGGTCGTTCTGCGCCCTCAGGGCGGTTTCCACTTCCTCCGGCTTGACCGTCGGATCGACCAGGCCAATTGACTGCATGTAACGGATGAAATCCACCAGCAGCATTTTCCCGGACTGTACCGCAGCCAGCAGGGCCGTAATGGCTTGAGAGTCGAGCTGTGCGACTTCATAGCGCTTATTGATGGTAATCGTGCCGCTACCGCCAGCAAACGCCGCAGCGAACGCGATAGCGCGATTTATGGCGGCTTCCACGTTCCCCACGCAGAGAGACAGGATAGAGTTATCGGTCTGCGCCTCATCGGCGGCCTGCGTGGCTGTCCTGGCTGCGGTGCCGCGCTCTACCAGCTTCGCGCCGAGCATCGCCATCTGTTTCTCGCGACGTTCGGCAACGACAATAGGCAGATTGCGATCCTCAGCTTGGACAATTTCGAGCTTCCCACCAGCAGGCAGGAGCACGCCGGTAGTGGAGCCGATTCGAATCCCTTCTTTCAGGTATTTATCCGCCCATTCCATCGAAAGCCCGGCAGCGGTGGGCGTCGGGTTTCCGCAAAGGTGAGCGATCTCTGCGATATCCGCTTCCGCCTGATAGTGCTTGATGTTCATCGAGGCGATATCCGCCAGCGGCGGCGCATCCGGCGTGTGGTCGTTGTTGTTGGCCCCAATCCATGACCACGGCAGATCGGTTAGCTCTTTGCCCGCCTTGTCGCGAATCGGTGCCAGGTTGGTAGACTTTACGCCTTCCTCAGCGGATTGCTTCCAGATGCGCACATGGGCTTTTCCATCAATCAGGCGAAGCTCTGTCCACTTAAGGCGCAGCTCCAGCCGGAACTCGTCAGGCAGATCCACCGCCTCCCACTCTTTCAGCACAACCAGGGAGGTTTTGCCGTTGGTCACGCGCCAGTTGATAATCTGCGCGGCCTTGTAGAGTTTCAGCAGTGGGCGACCAGTACGCGCCAGCGGTTGCTCGCCGCTGCCGGTGTAGTCAGTCAGGATACCGGCCCGGCCTTTTTGCAGGTTTTGCGATACCGCATCACGTGCCAGCTGATCGAGTGATAAACCCTGGCCATCAACGTCGCCCGCCAGCACGTCTACCGCGCCGGTCAGTTCAATCTTTAAGGGTTTGGCAAACGCGATGCCCAGCAGCCCCTGTAAGGTGCGCCCGGTGGCATTCAGAAACGGCGCGCGTTTAACGTAGGCATCGTAACGGATGCACTCTGGATCGCTTTTCTGCCAGTCGCTGGACGGATGCGGAAGGTAAACCATCCGGCGCTTGCCTTTGCGTTTAACGGCGCGCTCGCCGTCTACGCAGTCGGCCACCAGCCGCCACTCGCTGGCGAACTCTGACCAGGCGGGGTGGTGAAAATCAATGTTCAGGTCTGCCATCAGTAGCCAATTCCTATGTTTATATCCGTCGCGGGTTTGGTGCGGCTCATTGCTACGGCGAAGTAGCGGAAGCCGTCCGAAGCGTGCGAGGTGTAGTCGTGCAAAGGGTTGTCTTTCCAGCAGCCGCGCTTGGCATCCCACTCCTTGCGGTAGGCTTCCAGGTGGCTTATGCCTTCTTCACATTTCACGCTGTGAAAGGCGCAACGGGGCAGGATTTCGCGCACCAGCTCGATCCCCTCACTCACGCCGAGCTTCGGCACCACACTGAACGAGATGGAATAGATTTCGCCGTCGATCTCGTAACCTTCGCGCGCCAGCTGACGGCGGGATTTGCCGTCATTCGCAAACTCGCGGTTGTCGATATCATGCGGCGCCCAGTGTTCGGCGTAGGTGTAGCCCTTTTCCTTGAGGATCTTCATGTAGTGGCGAAGTCCTTCGCCGCTGTTCTCGTAGTAGTCGATGATGTGGAACTCGTTCCCCACCACGCGCACAAACCAGATCGCCGTTGAGTCACCCACGCCGATATCCCAGAACGTGTAAACAGGAAGGTGATCGTTATCCGGCAACTGGCCGATGCGGCGCTGTGCGTAGAGGAACGCGAACTGTTTCGCGTAATAAGCGCCTTCAACGGACTGCTGGAACGCCTCGGCGGGGATAGACGGGTATTCCCGTTTCATGTCGTCGCCGAGGGTGGTTTCTTTGGCCTGATACCACGCTTTCTGGCGGTCGTTGAGCGTAAGGCGGTGCTTTGCCTCCAGCTCATCGAAATAATCGCGCAGGCGCTGTGATAGCGGCTCTACGGGGTCGATTGCATACTGGGGGTTCATCCACCAGCTAAAAAAGAAGAATTTCCAGCTCAGTTGAGAGAGGGGCGCACCAGATAGCGCCGCTTTTTCCGCAAGCTGGCAATAATCGAAGAAATAGCCCGCGCGGCCTTCTGCTGTGCTTTCAATCGTCGTGAAACAGTCAGTTGAAACAGCTTCAAAAGCACCAGTGACAATTTCGCGCGCCTTGTCCGGGTACTTTGCGCAGATCTTCCCGAACTCGGACACATGAAGATAGCGCAGCGTGCCGCCACGAAACGATGTCGAAACATAGAGCGAGCCGCCCTTCTTAAAAACCAGCTCGCCAGCGGCATCATTAGACGCAGGATTAGCCGCCCGGATCTCAGCAGGCAGTCGATCATAGGCATATTTGATTTTCTCCCGGAAAAGGCGCTTTGCGTCATTGAGGGTGTGAGCGATAAGCGCGCACTTTGCGCCCTCAAACAGCGCGGCATCGAGCTGAATGATGCACACCAGCGTTGTAAAGCCGAGCTGGCGCGCTTTCAGGATGATGTTTCGTGTATGCATCCCCTCGAAGTAGGCCAACTGCTCCGGGGTCATTTTGAAACGTACCGGCTTCCCGCGTTTGTCGGTGATCCAGTACAGGTGGTTAAGCCGCCAGAGCTTGTCTCTAAGCCGTGCGAGGTGTTCAGGTTTAAGCGCCATCAGGCACCCCCTGAAAGCTCATCCATCAGGTCTGAAAGTGCATCAACGGTGTGATCGGCTTTCACTTGTTCGCGGAACGCCTGCACGTCTACATGCTTGCCGAGTAGCTCCAGGTTCTTAACTTTGTCCGGCCATTTAATCTTTTTGAGGATCGTTTCTTCGGTTTCCTCGTCAAAGTTGCGAATAGTCGAAGATATGTCGATGCCCTGTAGCGTGATGCGCCAGCATTTAGGCCACTGGCTAACAGCCTTTAACGATCCGTCGTCGTTGAGAATGTCGGCCACGTCCATCTGATCAATCTCAACCAGGCGCTGGAGCACATAAGCAGCATTTATACCCACGTCCTCGTTGCGCTTATTCTTGAGTTCGGCGATTCTGTTTTGGATGTCAGGTTTTGACAGGTTTTCGGAGGCGGTGCGGTTAGCCGTTTTGACGCTGTACCCCGCCCGAATCGCCGCCTGTGTGGCGTTTAAGTCGATGAGGTACTCGCGACAGAACATTTCTTGTTTGTCGGTAAGTGCCATTCTTATTCTCAGAGGTAATGATGGAAGATTTAGTAAAAAGACTGGAAGAGCTTGAAGACAGAGTTATGGACCTCAATGCGTCAGTAGTCGCACATAAATCAATGCTTCACGCCCTTCTTCAGTTCATAGAATTGCAGCATGGGAAAACAATAAGAGACGCTATTAGCAAAGGGCTACTTGAGGCCATACAAAACTACACAATTGAAGGTGATACTCCTGAGGCAATAAGCTCCCAAATATTAACCGAGAAACTTCGTGAGTTTGTTTGATTAAATTAAAAAATGAGCGATTTGTTATTCAATTTACGCTTTGCAATTCAGATCGCTCATTCATTATGAGATC